CTATTCCTTGTATCATTCGCCCAAATGCTTCAGAAGAATTAATACCTCCTATTGTTGCCGCATGCTGGGCTGCTCGGCCAAGTTCTGTCACTCGTGTTAAATCAAGTTCAGCTGCAATCATTTTAGCGATATTTGCCCTTGATTCCAGCATTGAAATACCAGTTTTTTGAAGAGCTTCATCATAAGCATTTATCTCACTTTCAAGATATCCAGCGTTTTTACCAACCTGCATCATTGAAACACCAAGAGTTTCATATCTTGCACCAGCCATTGCAACATCTTTTATACTATCTGCAAATTTTTTAGAGACCATTAAGGCAGCACCAATTCCAATAGTGATACCAATCCAATGTGCTTTCATAAAAGCAAAAGCGTTAGACATCTTGTCCATAAAAGTAGAAGGAGCTAACGACTCTTGGAATTTTGCCACTTCGTTTCTCGACATCCCAACAGAATTTGCCAATCTATTTACAGCCTTGGTTGCCTTGTCAGCTCCCATCTTGTTGAGCATTCTTGATTCAAGAGTTTTGATTTGATTTTCAGTCATCTTAGAGGTCGCACCAAGTTTATCCAGATCCTCCCGTAATTTCTTGGTGGCTGTTTGCGCTTCTTCTGTGCTCACTCGAATTTTGATTCCTGGCATTTTATCCTTCTTTCAACATCATGGGATATCTGATGTCCTCAATCTTTAGAATCATTTCAAAATCTTCACGAGTCAAATCATACAGTTCGCATAATTCCATAAGCTGACCTAAATCAATACGCAAAGGAGCAGAAAACCCTTGTCCTCTATGAATAGAAAGGCGTTGCCATATTTCCCAAACCTGAAGGTTTTCATGATACAGTTTAGGATTTGTGCACTCATCACAGGGCGGTTTTCCTTTGTATGTTTTTTTGCAAGCATCACAGTCAAATACAACTCCTTGCTGGGCAGAAAATTCTACCCATTCAATTAGTTTTTTTCAATCTCCTCCGCTTCTTTTGCTTCAGAGGTGGATAATTCATCCGCTTTTTCCAGAACTTTATCAATCAATTCTGTGTTGTATAGAAATGCGACCTCCTTGTTAGCAGAATTACATGGCATCTCTATACCGTTTTCATCCTCAATACCTTTCCAGTCAATAATAATCTGATCAATTTTCTTGGTCTTGAACTTGTACAAGTTTGGCTCCGTGAATCTCTGGTTCTTGTCCCATTCGGTTTCCATGCATTGTTTTATCCATGCATTGATCTGTTTTGGTGTTGGAATATGAATCAAAAATTCTGCTTTTTCACCCGGAGTTTCGCCCTCAATAACAATCCATTTTTCTGTTGCCTTAGTTCTAAGTTTCATTTTTACTCTCCTTTAAATTATGCTTTAAACCATACCGAATTTTAAGCTATAAGCACGAAATCTGCTGTTTTTATCCTTTCCTTAGGGAAAGGGGCAGTTGAGTGCCGGGATTCACTCTGACCATTTGACTGGCCACTGCCCTCAATCTTTACCTAACGACAATCTCACAAGAATCTTCTCCCACCGTTCCCAATGCTTTCATCGGCATCGTCAATTCAATCGCTGGCGTTGCATAATTGACAGCTGGAACTTCAAGGCTGCATTTCTTAAAATACAATTCAAAGATAGAACCTGCTGTATCACCAAAGGTAAACAATATGGATGGCTCTTCATTGGCAAAGCCATCAGTGAAATATTTTGCATCCGCCTTTCGAAAGTAAATATTCAAGGAAGAATTGATGTCTCTTGTATCTTCCATGTAATCTGTTGCATAATCATTACCGACTTCATCTTCCACATATTTCTTAGGAGCACGAACATTTACAGTGCAGCTTTTGATTGTGGCATCAACAGCATCTATTTCCAGAGTTGTATCTTTGGATTCGATTGGATCTCCAATGGCTGTTTCACCCAAAGGCAAATAACCACAAATCACATCATCAGTTGCCCCTGTCGTTCCCAAATTATTTGCCAGTGTCAAGATATTTGTGGTTGTATCAACAGAGGATATTTTTGAATACACCGCAGCCGCACCAGCATCATGCTGAGTTTTGTTGTAAACATAAGAATCAGCTGAAAACAGTGAAGCATCATCAACATGTATATGTGTATTTGTAGCTACGGAATTAGAAGATAAGGCCGAAGTCCCGGCATATACCATTTTCATTCCTTGGCCAGAGAAAGTTACTTTAACCGCTCCTTCATTAGAAACTTCAAATACAGCTTCATCAACAGCTGCACCATATAATCCTTGAACCAAATGATCTGATTCAATCCATATAGTCAGAGAGGGTGATGTAGTTTCCTGTTTGTAGAAAATACTTGAAAGAGTCACCACCTGATCAATTGCATGAGTCGCTGCTGTAGTTGATGCATATCCTCTTGTACAACCCGTCAATGTTGCTGATGTCGCCGTTCTTGACACCCTTGTAATCCCTGTGTAATAAACCTTCTCTGAAACCGTACCTGCCAGCGTCACAACGCCTTTTTCTGGAAGGATCCCACCCGCAATTGTATCAATTACCACTACTGATGTCGCTGCTGTTGGCTCTGTTTTGATTGCCGCTGTAACAGCTTCCTTATCTCCCTGCAAAGCTTCAAATAGAGCATCACCTTGCGGAGCAGAACCCACAGTTCCAGATGGCCTCAAATACATTGGAATTTTCCATTTGCCTGTGGGCAAGGCATTCTGGAAACGATCCAAAACATCCAAAGTATTTTGTAGCTCCTCTGAATCTGCAAATGCTGGATTCTGACTTATCTCCGCATTCCCAGCTGGCCGGATAAAATCAGTAGTGCCAGAAGGAAATACCAATGTCCCAACCACAGTTTCTAATTTTGCGAAAACTCGCTGCTTACGAGAAATTCCAATGTTTTCATTTGTTGACATAACTTACCTCCTCGAAAATTTTTATTCCCCAATCCATGTGGTAAAGGAAACAGAAACCAGCGTTTGCCAATAACCATTTTCACTATCAAGTCCAATAACATCCGTACTTGATTCACCAAAAAGAACCCCACTCAGATCCTGTCTCCTGAAAAGAGTTTCCAATCTGGCAGCATAATCAAGTGATGTTTTTATGCCATTGTTAGCAAGATCAAAAACTTGTATCATCAAAACTCCAGAACGAAGTCCAACGCCATCTTCTCCAATCTCGCCATAAACCGTTTCACCCATCCTAACTGTTGGCCTGATCCAAATATCATTCGGTTCATTGAATTTCTGGTTTGGCCAAGCAACGGCAGTTGCAGTTGCCCATGAAGAAGAAAGTTCATTCATAATGGCACTTCTAATCTCTTCTAATGTCATGAGCTTTTACTCCTCCCCTGATGGAATCAAAGTTTTCATCTTGGCAACTTCTCTTGCCAGAAAAGCAGTCATTTCTACCAATGCAACCCTATACACTCCTTCAGGGGCTTTCTTACTCCAACCATCCTCAATTCTTTCAGCATAAGGCACATTATTGAATAGCCAGATATCACCATCTCCAACTTTCCAAGTCCATCCAGATTTGTCAGGGACAGGTAACATTTGACCTTTCTTCCCTTTAACTGCCCCTTCTCCAGAAGAAGGGTCATAGTTTGAAATTGAATTGCTTGCTCTATATGCTCCGGTGTCAACTGGACTGCGTTTAGTGATGCTTTTATAAACATCAAGTACGCCTTTCCGAATAACAGCACTAATTTCTCCATCAATAACAATAGCCATTTCTCTAAGCTGTTGAGAAAAAGCATTGGCGTTGGTGGCAAGCTCTTCACTCAGTTCCATCAAAATCCTTCTTCTTCTTGGATTCTTTTGCAGTCAATTTTTCTGCCAGCTCAATTATTTTTGCATCTCTTTCATGGATCATTTCTTCCAATTGTTTAATCCTTGCTTCTAAAAAACTTTTCTTTGCCATGAGACCTCCTTATTTAACGTCAACAGAATACATAAGAACCGTTCCTCCCGGCTTCAAAGAAACAATTCTTTCTGGATGCCAAATTTGTCCACCGTATTCAATCCGAAAATCAACACTTTCCAAATTTGGCAAATCATTTGCAGATAACAGCACCCTGACCATATCCGACTTAGCATATTCACCAGCCGAATTTCTCAATGTAGGATTTGTTAAAACTCCTCTTGTAGCATATTCTGTTTCGGCAGCTGAATAGGAATCCGCTGTTGCATTATATACATTGTGACTTTCCAAGATCAAAGTCATTGCATCACCAAACTTATCAATCAATCTTTTCGCTGTATTTTGTTTAGCTGTCCAACTTGTAGTTGATGAAACTGCGGCAGCTGGAACAGGATCATCTACAACCCATAAAAACCCACTCTTTGTGTAATGCTCATGTGAAGAAGTATCAATATCACAAGTAATAGTGTACTGGGTATTATTTGTCCCGGCCTTCTTCATCCAGAAATTTACAGCACCACCATCTATATTTTGCTCTGTATCATCAATCATTGCCGCAGTAGTATCGGATCCGCTTGAATCAACAATTGCAACTACTGCGGTGGAAATTGTATCGGAGCCAATATCGCCACTAAAATCGAATTGAAGATAAAATTCCTCTGTGGTTTGTTTTGTCCCAAAATAACCTGTTGTCATAGATTCAGCTCATAGTTTTCCGGTGTAATTAATGCAGTTCCATCGGATGATTTCACATACAAACGAAACCCTCTACAAACTACACAATGCAAATATTCTGGCTTTGGCGGTGCTACATATATCTTGCTTTCAATTCGTTTTGTTTTACCATCATAAGGTTTTAGAAGTGTGATCAAATCTGGTTTTACATCAATTATAATCCACCATTTTTCGCCATCATGCCTTTTCTTGATAAGTCTTCCGGGCGCGATAATTCCTGTCAAATCTTCTTCTGTTCTGATTTGATTGGAACCATTTTCCCAATGTAGAAAACCGGGAAGCATTTCTGTTGTTTGAAAATTCTGCCTGAGAAATCCCCTTCCAAATCTTCTGATCATTGGAATTCCAATAATATCCTGTTTTGGAAGATTGATTTGAGGAAGCAAGGAAAAG